CTGATCTCTGAGACAAAAGATGCACGCACGCTGTCTTCTGGAACCATCCAAGAGAACCTGTATGCAGACTTCTCCAACAAGCTCAAGGCAATGGCCAATCAGGCACGCAAAGAGGCCGCCAATATGAAAGGCATCCAGCGTGACCCGGAAGCCGCTAAGACCTATGCTGCAGAAGTCGCTTCTTTAAAAGAAAAGTACAATAGCATGGTTGCAAACAAACCCAAAGAGCGTAAGGCGATGCTGATCGCAAACGCCAATATCAAAGCAAAGATTCAGGAACAGGGACTCAATCCTGCCATTGACAAGAAAGAAATCAAAAAGATTTCGTCTGTCGAGATGCAGCGTGCGCGCGATTCTGTAGGTGCAAGCGGACGCAAGTCCAAGGTCACCTTTACGGACAAGGAATGGGAAGCTGTTCAAGCTGGCGCAATTTCGGACAACATGTTGACGAAGTTTCTCAATTCTTCTGATTCTGATGAAATTGTGAAACGCGCAATGCCAAAAACTATGACTGTAATGTCTTCGGCAAAGTTGGCTAAAGCAAAAGCTATGCTGAATCTTGGTGTATCATATGACGAAATTGCTAAAGCTTGTGGTGTTCCCGAATCCACTGTCTACAGCGCTCTGAATAAGTAAATTACGAACAGAAAGGCTTTGAATTATGGTTCGATGCTTTCTCACTACGTTCGATAACCCATACAATCCGTATGAGCAGTTTGAATCGTGGTATCAGTACGACATGGATCATGGCTATAACTCTTCTGGTCTGCTTATGCGTCTGGCACAGACGTCTTCTCAGTTCACGGACAACGAAAATGCCTATGAAATCGAGAAAGCAATCGACCAGATCATTGCTGCTGATCCTTTAAACATTTATAAGAAGCTCAAAATCGAGATCAAAGACGAAGAAACACTGGCTGAAAGCGCGTAAACCATAGGGAGGGGGTCTCAAAATCGACACCCCCTCTCAAATCGCGCCGGTCTTTGATATTTCCCCGGAGGGAAAATTGATATTTGGGCTTTAACAATAACAAGGAATATCGCCGAGGTATGGGGTGTAGACCATGCTTCGGCGGTTTTTGCAAGGGCTCATGGGAGAAGACACCACCATAGAAAAACGTTTCCTCCTATGACACGGGTTTCGGGTTCACCACATGATGTTCAACCTCCAAAATTGTACATCTTTCTTCTCCTTTCAAGAGCAGGCCACAGGTACTTTATGCGCCTCCCATGAACCCTTGCAAAAGCAATTACATTGACAAAAGAAAAGAGGAC